CCGTTTCCTGGTTGATCGCCTTACCGGATTATCCGGCCTCGGCTGGGTGGGCTCTTTCCTATGCCCTGCTTGTTCCCTCCGGGGTGGTGGCCATTTCCTCCGTGGCCTCGGGTGACGATCATCTAGTAGAGGTCACCGCTGCCACCACCGCTGCCTGGCCTGCCGGCTCTTTCTCCTGGCAGGGTTATGTCACCCATGCCACATTGGGCCGCAAAACCGTCCGCAGCGGCCTGCTCACCATCCTGCCCAACTTCGCCACCGCCACCGATGGCTCCACCATGGCCCGCAAGCTGCTCACCGCCATTGAGGCTGTGCTCCAGGGCTCGGCCGATCTTTCCCAGAAAACCATCGAGATCAACGGCAAGCGGATTGACCGCCATTCCATCACCGAGCTGTTCACCGTCCGCTCCCGCTTACAGCAGGAAGTGCAGCAGGAAGAGGCAGCCGCCCGGATTGCCGCAGGCCTTGGCTCCGGTAACCGCATTCTGGTGAGGTTCTCATGAGAAAGACCCTGTCCAGGATTGCCTCATTTTTGGGCTTTGTTCCGGCTCCAGTGCAGCGGCGCGACTATGCCGGTGGGCGGATCGATAGGCTCACCAACGCCTGGAAGTCCTCCAACCAATCCGCCGATGGGGTGCTGCGCTATTCCCTGCCCATCCTGCGTGCACGCTCCCGCGATCTGGCCGAGAACAACGATTATGTCTCCGGCTATCTGGAGCTGCTCTCCAATAAGGTCATTGGCCCCAATGGGGTGCGGCTGCAGTCCAAGGTGCGCGGCGGTGATGGCAAGCTCGACAAGGACGCCAACACCGCCATTGAAAAAGCCTTTGCCGCCTGGGGCAAGAAAGGCGTCTGCGATGTCACCGGCAAGCTCTCCTGGGTGGAGTGCCAGCGCTTGGCCCTGATCTCCATGGCCCGCGATGGCGAGGTGTTCGTCCGGATCATCCGCCAGCGGGGGATCAACCCCTGCCACCTGGCCCTGCAGTTCATCGAGGCCGACATGGTGGATGTCAACAAGAACGACACCCTGGAAAACGGCAACACCATCCGCATGGGCGTGGAGCTTACCCCCTTCGACCGGCCGGTGGCCTACCATGTATTCAAGCGCCACCCCGGCAACTCCGCTTTTGGCACCACCGCAGGCGATACCATCCGCATCCCGGCCGAGGATATGCTCCACATCTACCGCCAGCTTCGCCCTGGTCAGACCCGGGGCATCCCCTGGACCGCCTCGATCATGACCCGGCTCCACCATCTGGGGGCATACGAAGAGGCGGCGATCATCAACGCCCGCACCGGCGCCTCTAAGATGGGATTTTTCACCCGTGGCCTGGATGCCAGCGCAGGGATTGACTATGGCAAGGACGCCACCGGCAATCTGATCAGCGAGGTGGAGCCAGGCTCCATGGAAACCCTGCCGGTCGGTTATGATTTTAAGTCCTTCGATCCGGCCTACCCCTCCAACGAATACGACGGCTTTGTCAAGCGCCAGATCAAGGGCGCCTCCTGCGGGTTGCCAGGGGCCACCTATGCCGACCTGTCCAACGATCTGGAGAGCGTCAATTTCAGTTCCATCCGCTCCGGCACCATCAACGCCCGCGACTCGTATCGGGTTTTGCAGACCCTGCTCAAGGAGCAGCTGCTGCTGCCGGTTTTTGAGTTGTGGCTCGACATGGCCCTCACCTTTGGCCAGATCGCTATGCTCAATACCAAGCGCGGCCCGAACACCACCCTGTCCGTGGCCAACTTCGACAAATACAACGCCCCGCTCTTTGTCGGGCGCGGCTGGGATTGGGTGGATCCGCTCAAGGATCAGAAGGCCAATAGCGAGGCCCTGGCCAACCTGGTCACCACCCGCACCCGGATCGCCGCCGAGATGGGCGATGACTTCGAGGATATCCTGGCCGAGCGGGCCAGAGAGAAAGAGCTGGCCGCCGAGTACAAAATCGACCTTGAACCACTGCCGCAACCGGCGGCCGCTGCACCAGCCCCACTGCCAGAGGAGGATTAAGCATGGGAAAAACCATCAAAACAGGAACACTGACCCGGATTCTCAGCCTCAACCGGGAACAGATCAACCAGGACACCCGCACCGTGGCGCTCTCTTTTTCATCGGAGGCCCCGGTGGAGCGCTGGTTCGGCATTGAAATACTCGACCACTCCAAGGGCGCCATGCGGGCGGATCGGATCACGGCGGGCGGCCCCCTGCTGATGGATCACGACCGCACGGACCAGATCGGAGTGGTGGAAGATGTTGCCATCACCACAGATAGAAAAGGCCAGGCCAGCGTGCGTTTCGGCAAATCCGCCCGCGCCGAGGAGATCTATCAGGATGTGCTGGATGGCATCCGCACCAATGTGAGCGTTGGTTACCAGATCCACAAGATGGAAGTCGATGATCCGGAGTCCAACTGCCCCACCTGCCGCGCCACCGATTGGGAGCCGCGGGAGATCAGCATCGTTTCCATCCCTGCCGACACCTCGGTCGGGGTTGGCAGATCGGCGGAAGAGGCAGACCACGAAACAGAAATTTTTTCCAGAACCATACAAGAGGAGCACACCATGCCTGATAAAGTCGAAACCACCGTTGATGTTGTCGCCATCCGTAACGAAGCCCGCAAGGATGAGCAGGCCAGAGTCCGTGACATTATGTCCATCGGCGAGCGCCAGAAGCTGCCCGAGCTGGCCCGCCAGTTTGTGGACAACGGCAAGTCCGTTGATGAGTTCCGCACCGTGGTGCTGGATGAGATGGAAAAGCGCGGCGCCATCACCCCGGTCAAAACCACCGCCGAGATCGGCCTGACCCAGGATGAGACCCGCGAGTTTAGCATGGTCCGGGCCATCAATGCCCTGGCCAACCCCAACGACCGCAACGCCTTCGAGGCTGCCAAGTTCGAGTTCGAGGTCTCCCGGGCCGTGGCCGCCAAGCTGAAACGATCCCCCCAGGGGTTCTTCATTCCCATGGAGGTGCAGAAACGTGACCTGCTCAAGGGCACTGCCACTGCCGGCGGCAACACCGTGGCCACCAACATGCTCTCCGGTTCGTTCATCGACATGCTGCGCAACCGGATGATGGTCAACCGCATGGGCGCCACCATCCTGGGCGGCCTGGTCGGCGATGTTGCCATCTCCTCGCAGTCCGGCGGGGCAACAGCTTACTGGGTGGCTGAGAACACCGCAGTCACCGAAAGCGAGCAGACCTTCGGCCAGGTGACCCTTGCCCCCAAGACCGTGGGCGGCTTCACCGATATGAGCCGCAAGCTGCTGATGCAATCCTCCATGGATGTGGAGTCCCTGGTCACCAGCGATCTCTCCAAGATCCTCGCCCTGGAGATCGACCGCGCTGCCCTGCATGGCTCCAACTCCAACGGCCAGCCCAAGGGTATCGCCGCCACCGCCGGCATCGGTTCGGTGGCAGGTGGTGCAACCGGCGCCGCTCCCACCTATGCCAACATGATCTCCCTCTGGTCTGAGGTTGCCATCGACAATGCCGACATCGGCTCCCTGGGCTTTTTGACCAACTCCAAGGTGATCGGCAAGCTGATGACCACCCAGAAGGTCGCCACCTACGGCAACGACTTCGTGGTCAACGCCTTTCCGAACCAGGAAGGGTTCACCGATGCGGCTGGCATGCGCCTCGGGGTTTCCAACCAGGTATCCTCCACCCTGGATAAGTCCACCAGTGTCGGGGTCTGCTCGGCCATCTTCTTCGGCAACTGGGCGGATCTGATCATCGGCCAGTGGGGCGGGTTGGATGTATTGGTGGACCCATACACCGGCGGCGCTGCCGGCACCGTGCGGGTGCGGGTGCTTCAGGATGTGGACATCGCCGTGCGGCATGCGGAGTCCTTCGCCGCCATGCTCGATGCCCTGACCGCAGAATAACTGAAACCGTGCGGGGAGGGGCAACCCTCCCCGGCGCTGCATAAGGAAAACGCCATGAAACTGAAAGCATTGAGAAACATCCTGGTGAAAGGCGAGCACGTTGGCGAGGGTGAGCTGTTCGACACCGACACCGACACCGCCAACGCCTTGCTGGCCACACGAAAGGTGCGGCTTGTGACCGACCTCAAGAAAGAAGAGGCAGCAGCAAAGAAGGCCGCGAAAGAAGCCGAGGCCAAAGCCAAGGCAGAAGCCGAGGCCAAAGCCAAGGAAGAATCCGGCGATGATAGTGGTGCCGGTGATGACAGTGGTGCCGGGGATCTCGGTGATGCAGGGGATGGGCAAGAGTAAATGAAATTCTCCGCCGCCGACATGCAGGCCATGCTCGATGCCCTGGGCGAACCTGCCACCACCCTGGCCGGTTCCCTGGTGGTGGTGTTCCAGGCGCCTGGCTCTGTATTCCCTGGGGCCAGCCCTGGGATCGTGGTGTCCGAACCAACCGCCCTGGCTGCGGTGGCAGATATTGTGGCGCTTGGCATTGACGATGGCAGCGATCTGGCCATCGATGGCCGCAATTATCAGGTTGTCGCTCCGCCGCTTCCGGATGGGTCCGGCTTTGCCACCCTGACCTTGGAAGTGGTTTGACCTGACCCAATGACGGAAGAGGGGAAAAAAGAGATGGGGAGTCCTTGTGTTCAGGAGCCGGCGATCAAGATGATGAGCGAGCAGCTGGCCGAGCTGGGCAAGACCTTGGCCACCATCGCGGTGCAAAAAAACGAGATCGAGCACCTGGTCAAGGAGCAGATCGAGCAGCTCACTATCCTGCGCGACCATGATTTACGGATTCGGACCCTGGAAAGGGTGGATTTTGCAGACCATGAGATCCGGCTCACTGCCATGGAGAACAAGCCGGCACAATCGGCCTCAAAGTTTTTTTGGGTGATGGTGGCAGGGGTTTTCTCCTGCGCCTCCGGGATCATCTCCGGCGTCATCCTGCTCGCGTTCAAAGGGTAAGGGATCAGACCATGCTCAATGTCTCCATGGATATCCGCGAAGCCGAGTCGATGCTCTCGTTCGTCGAGCGAATGGCGCTGCCCAAGGCCACCACCAGGGCGCTGAATAAAACCGTTAAGTCCGTGCAGTCCTTGGCTATCAAGCTCATTGCCAAGGATATCGGCATCGCCCAGAAGGATGTGCGCAAGTCCATGTATATTCTCAAGTCGAAATGGACCAAGCCCGAGGCCTCGCTAGTCGCGGGAGGCAAGCGTATCCCAATCATTGGCATCAAGGCCAGGCAGACTAAGGCTGGTGTTACCTACCGGGGCAAAGGTGGCGGGCGTGGCTCCATCCCTGGCGCATTCATCGCTACCATGGAAAGCGGGCACAAGTCGGTATTCAAGAGGTTGAGCAAGAAGCGGTTCCCATTGGTGCAGTTGTATGGCCCCTCGATCCCCAAGGTGTTCATCGACTCGGCCCTCACCAGAGCCATGGAGAACCACACCGCCGAACGGTTTAGTAAGACCCTTGCTCACGAGTTGAAATATGAGCTGGCTAGGAGGGCTACCATGCCAGAACGCGGGGGAGGCGGAGCGTTAAACTCGATCCAGACAGGGCCTAGCGGTGGAAAAGTATTTGTATCAGCATGGAACCCATCCAGATGAGTCACCCACGCAAAGCGATCCGCCAGTATGTGACCACGTTGCTCACCGGAGCCACCACGGCCGGGGCCAATGTGTTCGATTCCAGGGTGCGGCGGCTGCCGGTTTCCCTGCTCCCGGCCCTGCTGATCTACACCCGATCGGACAAGGCGAACGGCACGGTATCCGATGCGCCGCGCATTTACCTGCGCACCCTGGAGCTGGCCATCGAGGTGGCGGTTGCCTCGGCCAACATGGCCGACACCCTGGACGACCTCACCCGCGAGGTGGAGATCCTCCTGGAAAACGATGATGGTTTAGGCGGCCTGGGGGAGATCAGCTACTCAGGCACCGAGATCGAGTTGGACGGCGATGCCGACCCAGCCCTGGCCATTGCCGTGATGACATTCACCGTTGAGTATGAGGACGATCTTAAGAGTGCGGTGCTCAACACCTTTACCGGGGCAGATGTGGTCTGGAATCTGACCACCGATCCGGATGAGCAGAACGAAGCGCAAGACACCATCAACGTGACACCATAAGGAGCAAAGCCATGAAAAAAATCTATGTGGTCCCGGCAGTCGGGCGGCTGGTTCGTGATCCTGCGAATATGCTGCCGCTTCCGCCGGAAGGGGTCGAGGTAACAGAAACCAGCCATTGGCAGCGGCGGATCAAGGCGGGCGATGTAACGCTCGGCAAGCCTGCGGCAAAACATAAGAAAGGGGATGACAAATGACGATCTCATTCAATCAGATTCCGGTCAACCTGCGGGTGCCCGGGGTGTATGTGGAGTTCGACAACTCCAAGGCCGTGCGCGGATTGGTGGGCATGCCCTACCGAGCCCTCCTGGTTGGCCAGCGTTTGGCAGCCGGCACCGTGGCAGAACTGATCCCCACCCGGATCTCCTCCGCCGACCAGGCGCGGGAATATTTCGGCCAGGGCTCCATGCTGGCGCAAGCCGCCGAGGCATGGTTTGCCAATAACCGCTTCACCGAGACCTGGGCGCTGGCCCTGGACGACAATGTCGCAGGCGCTGCGGCGGCAGGCAGTGTCACCATCACCGGCACGGCCAGCGAAACAGGCACCCTCAACTGCTATGTGGGCGGCCGCAGGGTTCAGGTGGCGGTTGCCTCCGGCGCCCTCCAGACTGCCATCGCCACCGCCATGGCTGCGGCGATCAACGCCATTGCCGATCTGCCCGTAACGGCGGCCGTGGATGGGGTCATCACCAACCAGGTGAACATCACCGCCCGCCACAAGGGCGAGGCCGGAAACGGGATCGACCTGCGGCTCAACTACTACCTGGGCGAGAAAACCCCTGCCGGGCTCACCGTGGCCATCGTGGCCATGGCAGCAGGCGCCGCCAACCCTGCTCTGGCCCCGCTGGTCACGGCCATGGGGGATGAGTGGTACAACATCATCGCCCTGCCCTACACCGATGCTGCCAGCCTCACCGCCCTGGAAACCGAGCTGGATGACCGCTGGGGTCCGATGCGGCCCATCGAGGGCCATGCCTTTGCCGCAGCGGTTGGCGCCCAGGCCACCCTCTCCGCCCTGGGCGATACCCGCAACTCGCCGCATATTTCCATCATGGGCACCAACGCCAGCCCCACCACCACCTGGGAATTTTCCGCAGCGGTGGCGGCGGTGGTGGCCTACTACGGCAACATCGACCCGGCCAGGCCCTTCCAGACCCTGACCATCAAGGGGGTCATGGCTCCGGCGATGATCGACCGCTTGACCATGGAGGAGCGCAACCTGCTGCTCTTTGACGGCATCTCCACCTTTGTCGTGGATGCCGGCGGCGTCTGCCGCATCGAGCGGCTGGTCACCACCTACCGGCTCAACGCCTTCGGCACCGCAGATCCCAGCTATCTGGACCTCAACACCATGCTGACCCTGGGCTATCTGCGCTACACCTTCCGGGCACGGTTCGCCCAGAAGTACCCACGCCACAAGCTGGCGGACGACGGCACCAGATTCGGCGCCGGCCAGGCCGTGCTGACCCCGAAGATCGCCAAGGCGGAGTGCTTCGCCATCTTCCGCCAGTGGGAGGATGCTGCCCTGGTGGAGAATTTTGACGACTTCAAGGCCAATATCATCGTCGAGCGCAACACAACCGACGTCAACCGTTTGGACATCTACCTGCCGCCCGACCTGGTCAACCAGCTCCGGGTTACCGCTGCGCAGGTAGGCTTCCGGCTTTAAGTGAGGTGAGACCATGTCAAGACGCGCAGGCATAATCTTTTTCAAGGTTGACGGGACGCAGTATTCCGCCAAAGGCAATTTCACCTACAACCTGGGCAAGCCCAAGCGGGAGGCCATAGTCGGGGCCGATGAGGTCCACGGCTACAAGGAGACCCCGCAGGTGAGCTTTATCGAGGGCGAGGTCACCGACTCCGCCACCCTCAACCTTTCCACCCTGGTCACCCTGGAGGGCGTAACGGTCACCCTGGAGCTGGCCAACTCCAAGGTGATCATGCTCCGCGATGCCTGGTATGCCGGGGAGGGCACCGGCAACTCGGACGATGCCAACATCGGCGTGCGCTTTGAGGGCATGAGCGGCGAGGAGGTGGCCTGATGGCTACCATTGTGAAGCTGTCAAAGGCAATCCAGGCCCATGGTGAAGAGTTGCAGGAGCTGTCTTTTAAAGAGCCAACCGTCGCGCACCTGCGGGTGCTCGACGAATCAAAGGGCAAGATCGACCAGACCATCCGGTTGATCTCTGCCCTGGCTGATATCCCGATTTCCAGTGTGGAGCAAATGGCCGCCGCAGATTTTGAAAAGTGCGACAAGGCGATAGAAGGTTTTTTCGCAGTGCTGGGTGGAGAGTAGCCACCCCACGATCCGTGCCGGGATGGGAAAATATCCTGGGTTTTTTGGCCATGTTCTTTAGGTTCCAACCGTCGGAGCTCAGAGCAATGTCTTTTTCAGAGTTGATGATGTGGCTCCGTCAAGCAAGGAGAATTAAGGGATGAGCCTGGAAGCGCAAGCACGGTTTACAATCTCGGCGAAAGATAATGCCTCACGCTTTATCGGTGCCGCCAACCGTAACCTTGGCAAGCTTGGCCGCACTGGTAGGGCGGTCGGCAGTATGCTTGATGGGGTCGGTAATAGGTATACCGCGATATTCTCCGGTGCGGTTGGCTATGGCACCATCGCCTCGATTGTGAATTGGGAAACCAGGTTTGTCCGGCTTGGCATCGCAGCCAATAAATCGGCGGAAGAAATAGAAAGGCTCAAGCATCACATCTTTGAGGTTGCCAGGGCCGGTGATGTCAGGGTCGATCCAGCGCAGATGGTCGGCGCCATCGAAGAGATCATGGAAAAAACCGGGGACCTGAAATTTGCCGAGGAAAACATCCGCAACATCGGCCTGGCCATCCAGGCAACAGGGGCGGAAGGCAAGGATATCGGCGGCATCATGGCCGAGTTCCAAAAAATGGGGATTACCAAGCCCACCCAGGTTCTGGAGGCCCTTGACATCCTCACCGTCCAGGGCAAGGAGGGGGCTTTTACCCTCCAGAATCTGGCCAGCCTCGGTTCCAGGGTAGTGACCGCCTACACGGCTATGGGCCGCACCGGGGTGCCAGCCATCCGGGAAATGGGGGCAGCACTGCAAATGATCAGACAGGGCACCGGGTCTGCAGAGATGGCGGCCACTGCTTTCGAGGCGCTGCTGCGGACGCTTGGCGATGGTGCGAAGGTTAAAAAATTACAACTTGCTGGCATCCAGGTTTTTGACCCGGAGGAAATGAAAAAAGGGAAGGAAGTGCTCCGCCCGATAAATGAATTGATGATCGATATCGTCAAGCGTTCAGGCGGTAAAAAAACAAAACTTTCAGAGATATTTGACGCCGAGGCAATCCGGGCTTTCAACTCCGCCGCCACGGAATTCAAGCAAACCGGAGCCATAGAAAGCCTGGAAAAATTTTACAAGGTGCAGGCAGACGGCTCGACCATCACCAAGGACAGCCAGCGGGCGGCAAAGACCTTTGCCGCCTCATGGCAAAGCCTCAAGACATCCTGGGAGAGGTTCGCCGACATCAATCTGGCCGGGCCGGTAGAGCGGCTTGCTTCCGCGATGGACAAATTGAAGCCGGAAACAGTTGACCGGATTTTCAAGTATGCCACAAGAACTGCACTGACACTCGGCGGGCTTATTCTCGCATATAAAACTGTGCAGGGTGTGCAGGCAGTCCGCGGGATGTTTGGTGGGAAAATTGGAGGTGGTGGCGGCACCGGGTCTCTGCTTGGCGGCGGTGGCGGCAAACCCATCCCTGTTTTTGTCGTGAACAACGGCGGCATGCCAGGCGGCGGGGCTCCCGGTGTGCCTGGTGGTGGCAAGGCTGGCTTTGCTGCCAATCGTCTGCTCCATGCCGCTGCCGCTGGCACCGCAGGATATGCGGTCGGCACCCTGATCAACGAGGGGATCGGCGGCGTGGCGAATATGAGTTCCGGCGGGAAATATAAGGGGTCTGGTGCCTTGGGTGATTGGATTTATGATCTCACCCACAAAGACCAGCAAAATATGGCAGGCCGAGGTGTTCGCAGATCAGAGGTGGGTGGCACCATCCGGCTCCAGATCGACTCCGAAGGCCGCCCCAAGGTCAAGGAGATGCGCAGCAATAACCGCGATGTCAACTTCGATGTGGATGCCGGCATGATGATGGCGGGGGCGCACTGATGGCCGCCGCTGCCTGGAAAAAGCAACTGCAGCGGGGCCGCTTCCGCGATGCCGAGTTCCTGACTGAATCATCCGACTGTGAGCTGGGTCGGCGCATTGCCCTGCATGAGTTCCCCCTGCGGGATCTCCCCTTTGCCGAGGATATGGGCCGCAAGGCTCGGGCCTGGACGCTGGAGATCTATGTGGTCGGCCAGGATTACATGGCCGCCCGCGACAAACTCAGCGCGGCTCTTGAGGAAAAAGGGTCCGGCACCCTGGTCCACCCATACCTGGGCACCAAGCAGGTGGTGGTCAGCGGCGCCCGTGGCCCCAGCGAATCCACCCGCGACGGCGGCATGGCCCGTTTTTCCGTTACCTTTACCGAGGCAGGGGAAAACAACCAGCCGGCCAACTCCATCGACACCGGGGCCATTGTCGGCCAGCGGGCCGATCTGGCCATCACCGCCATTGAGACCGGCTTTTCCGACCGCTTCTCAGTCGATGGGGTGGTTGGCTTTGTTTCCACCGCCGCCACCGGGGTGGCAGGCTCCGCCCTCGGCCTGATCGGCGATGCGGCAGATATGATGCCCACCATGCCCACCGGGATCAGCAATTTTGCATCCACCCTGCTGCGCACCGGCAACTCGCTAACCAGCCTGATCCGCACGCCGCCTGTTTTCGCCGGGCAGATCACCGGGATGATCTCCTCCCTGGCTGGGTTGCCCTTGCGCCCTCGGACGGCGCTGGACAGCTACAAATCATTGTCGGGTTGGGGCTCAAACTCCTCCGGCTCTGCCTCCTCCAGTTACTCCACCCCGCTCCCGGCTGTGCCGCTGACCACCCCCAGCCGGATCATCCAGGCGGAAAACCAGGCGGCAATCGTGGATCTGGTCCGCCAGGCTGCCGTGGTGGAATCGGCCCGCACCGCCTCCACACTCACCTATGGGCAGGACGGAGATGTGGCCAGCTACCAGGAGGCGGTTGATATCCGCGACACCATCACCGAGCAGATCGATGCAGAGTTGATTACTGCCGACGATCCAACCTATGCGGCCCTCACCGACCTGCGTGCCGCAGTGGTGACCGACATCAACACCCGGGGTGCGGATCTGGCCCGGCTTTCCCCGTACACCCCGACCGCCACCGTGCCCAGCCTGGTGCTCTCCCATCGTTTGTATGGGGATGCCAGCCACGCCGAGGAGCTGGTGGCCAGAAACAATATCCGCCATCCGGGCTTTGTCCCGGGCGGCAACCAGATTGAGGTGGTGAGCAATGCCTGAGGTGATTCTCACCATAAACGGAGCCATCTACGGCGGCTGGGAGACTGTCCGGATCTCGCGGGGCATCGAGCAGATCGCCGGCACCTTCGAGCTGGCTGTCTCCGAGCGGTGGCCTGGGCAATCCACCCCCATGGTGATCCGGCCCGGCGACGCCTGCACGGTTTCCGTCGATGGCGAGGTGCTGATCACCGGCTATGTCGATGATGTCACACCGGAATATGACGATGTCAACCACACCGTGGCCGTATCCGGCCGCGACAAGAGTGCCGACCTGGTCGATTGCTCTGCCATCCATGCCTCCGGGCAATGGTCCGGACGGTCCATGGTCCAGATCGCTGCCGACGTCTGCAAGCCCTTCGGGGTTTCGGTGCAGGCAGACACCGGCATCGGCGCCAACTTCGGAACCTTTGCCCTGCAGGAAGGCGAGTCCGCATTCGAGACCATTGAGCGGATGGCCAGGATGCGCGGGGTGCTGCTGCTCTCCGACGGCAAGGGCGGGCTGCTGATCACCCGGGCCGGGACCGAGAAGATCCCCACCCAGCTGGGGGAGAACATCCTCACCGCTTCCGCCACCCTCTCCTGGCGGGACCGCTACAGCAAATACATCGTTAAATCCCAGGCAGTGGGCGGAGATTTTACCACCCCCGGCGAGCACTCTCAGGCGCAGGCCGTGGCCACCGACCCCAATATCACCCGCTACCGGCCCCTCATCGTCATGGCCGAGGACCAGGGGGGCAGCGGCTCCATCAAGGACCGCGCCATCTGGGAGGCCTCCATCCGGTTGGGCAAGGGGTCGCGGGCCACCATCTCGGTGCAGGGCTGGAAACACGGGGCAGGCTTATGGCAGCCCAACCGGCTGGTGCGGGTGGTTTCTCCCTGGCTGGGGCTGGATCGGGAAATGCTCATCGCCTCCGTCGCCTTTGTGCTGGA